CGGCATAGCCATAGGTCAGGTTCTCGTCAATGAGCTGAGAGAGGAAATCAGGCCAGCCCGTCCACTTACGAATGCAGTCCGTGATTGCCGTGCGGAAAGTATCCTCCAAGGCTTCGGTGCCGGAAGTTTCGTTCGGAAAGCGGCTGTAGGTCAAGAGGGGGAGCTGGTCGACCACCTGTCGGTATGGAGGAGTCAGGCGCTTGATCAGGGACGACATGAATCCCGTGGGCCGATTGCTCCGCCAGGATTGCCCCGCGCCTCGCAGCTTGCGCGGATTCCACGGCTGCTCGCCGTTGATCTTGCGAGCGATCGCCGCGTTCTTGTTGTTGCGCTCCCGGTTGTCCTGCGTGAAGTTTTTGTAGGTCTGATAGGCCTGATCGAAGGTCAGGACTGCCGGAAGCACGGATCCCGTCTGCGGGTCGACTATATCGGCTGTTGAGGCGTCGTTTGGCATTGTTCACCATTTTCCCTTCGGGCAGGATTCAGAAGCTAGCATGGTCTTGGCAAGGATAAAACACTCGCAGACCGAGCATTGCATGTCCGATCGATACTCGCACTGATCGCAGACAGACAGCCTTTTTTTCTTCGTAGAACTATCGACAAGCAGGACCTCCCTGCGAGCGACACGCTCGGCGGCTCTCCCGACGGCTCCGGCAAAGTTCTTGATTCCCTTGGTCGTGATCTCCATGCGGCACCTCTTGCAACTCATCGCCTCGCCCAGCAGTATCCAGGAAGATCTGGACTTGTGCCGATCCTGTCCATGCGCAGCCACACGGCAGACCTGTTCTCGTGCTTTAGAATCTGACAGGCGCGAAGTTCTCTCTCGTGGTGGACTGTCTGACCGGCTCGCAGAATGGCGGACATGCGGTTCACGGCCTCGACGCAGGATCCGCAGTTGCTGTTCCACCTGACGTTGAACCTGCAGCCCGCACAGACATCGGCGCGTCTCTGCGCCTCCTGCTTCAGCTCGAGATTCTCGGTCGAGTGATCCTGGATCTGCCTGTCCATCGTCTGGATCATCTCGTCTGTGAGAGTGCGGATCGGCGACACGGAGTGCGCGACCTCGATCCGGGCCACTCCCTCGAACTGGTGGCACATGCGCGGGAAATTCTTGCAGATGTATTCATCGACCTCAGCCCTGACGTCGCCGATCGGGATGACGTTGTCGGCCCTGAACTTGATCACGGCATCGATGAGGGCTCGATAGGTCGGGGCACGGATGGGTTCAGGCATGTCGCGGCCGAGACGATCCTTTTCGGGCTTGTGCCATCCTCCGGGCATCACCATGGATTCGATCACATTCATGTCAGTCAGTCATGTCGATGAAGTCGAGCTGGTCGACGATTCCGTGCTCGACGCGCTCTGGTCTCGGTGCCGGCACGCGCGCCTCCTCGACCATGCGGCCAGAGATGCCGCCGTTCATGCGGATCGCATGGACCGCGACGAGCAGGCTGTCGAAGCGGTCAGGCGAGACGTCGTTGTGGCGCTTCTTGAAATCCTTCTTGGGCTCGAGCCTGAGGACTCCGCGGCCGACCTGCATGTAGCGACGAGTGACCGTCTCGCGGCCGAGCTGGTTCCAGTTGATTCCCGGGTTGAGCTTGAGAAGGTCTGTCTCGATGAACTTGCGGACACTGAACGCCATCTCGGTCACGACGTCATTGTAGCGCTCGGCGCAGGTCTCTGAGTCGTCGTCAAGAATGCGAGTGTCTGAGGCAGCCCAGCTGAACATGACCCCAAAGACATCTGGTCCAAACATCGACTTGAGGGCATCATGGACGCCAGTTCCGTTGCCGGTTCGATCGACCGCGAGCCACCTGGGCTTGACTCCCATGTCGTTGCTGAGCCGGATGATTGCTCTCGTCTGCTCAATCGTGTCTCTCTTGTCGAGACTTATCTGCTGCTCGACCTGGATGACACGCCGCTCGGACTTGAAGCGCTGGAACGAACCCTGCATGTCTGTCCATCCGATCGCCTGGCCGAATCTTGCGGCCGTGAAGAAGGCAAGGTCATTGCCCTCGAAGGCGAGGTCGATCCCGGCTGCCATGACTGTCGGTCCTGAGAAGGTGTAGAGACCCTTGGCCCTCTCGAACATCGACTCGTTGACGATGACGACCGAGGCAGACGACTCGGGGAACCATCCCCTCGCCATTGTGAAATACTCTGGGTTGTCAGACCCGAGCTTGAGGAGTCGCTCGAATCCCTCCCAGGTCTGCAGGCCAGGATAGACGACCTTTTTCTCGGTGACGTTCTCGCACTTGGCCCCGTCGAGTCGGATGACGTTGTATCCCCGGCCAGATTCCCAGGTCTCGTCGACGTCGATGTCGATCGATGCCCATCCTCTCTTGGGCTCTGCCAGGACTCCAAACTTGCTGTTGCGGTCCTTGGGGTTCGTGGCAGCAAACACCCTGACGTGGCTGTTGTCTGCTTCTTCAGTCAGGAGCACGTTGTTGACATCCTCCCAAACGCCCTCTGGAATCTCCTCTGCCTCGTCAAGGATCAGGGCGATGCGACTGAGCTTGCCGAAGCGGGGATGCGGAACTGGGCGGGGAACCGGGTGGAAACCTCGCAGGCGTCCCTTGCCGTCGTCTCCCATTGGGATCGAGGTGAGATGGATTCCCTGCTTGTCGTCGTTGTTGACCCTGACTGACTCGGCCTTGATCGAGAGATTCGGGACAGGAACGAGGACGTTGGCGAGCAGGTTCTTGATGTGCGCGAAGACGTTGGTGACCGCGTGCTGCCGGGTGACCGACATGACCTTGATGCAGGTCCACTCGGGATCGCGAAGAAAATCGAGGCCAAAGAACACGGCACCGGAATACGACTTGGAGAGCGATCCTCCTCCCATGATCAGGTTCTTGGCATGGTCTCTGAGTCCGTTCCACACCAGCTTCGTGCAGTGCGGCTCTGGCGTGAAGAGCTCTGGCCCCCAGCAGACGATGGCCGCCGCCTGATACTGGTCGAGATCAAGAAGTTTCTGGATGTATCTCCAGATGAGATACTCGCACTCGTGGCTGGCGAGGCGGATCTGTTCCTTCGGCGGGTTCTTCACGCAGTAGCGAAGCAGATACTCGGTCGGTCCAAACAGGTCTCCGGTCTTCTGGTGGGCCTCTCTCATCGCATAGGCATGCTCGAGATACTGCCGTCCGTCGAGTGCCTGCTCGATCGATGCCGACTCCTCTGGCGTCACCTCGGAGCGCTTCTTTTTTCGCACCCCGGTCTTGGCATAGCGGGTGCGGACGACGCTCATGCGAAGCTCTCTGCGAGATTGAGCACCTTCTCAGACACGTCGAGTCTGACCGAGTCCTTGAATTCTCCCATGATGCGGGCGTCGAGCTCGAGCGCCTTGAGCTTGGAGGGAACCTTTACCGACGTCGTGCCGTCAGTGGAGGTGCGCACCTCCTCGGCGAGCTCAGACTCCTCGTCGATGTCTCCGATCGGAGTTCGAACGAGCCTGGCAAGAAATTCGCGTTTCTCATCAAGACTCAGGAAGCGTTTCTGCTGGGCGCGCTCGGCCACGCGGGCCTTGAGTTCCTCGACGTAGGTCTTGGCATGTTCCTTCTGGAGAATGATTCCACCGGCCCGACAGGCAGAACCCGCCGTGATCTTCCCGTTGTATTTGGCCGCGATGACGTCATCGAAGGCGAGGAGATAGGCCCGATACATCGGGAGCCCGTCGAGCACGTGGAGCTCAATGAACTCTCGCTGCTGAGGGGTGAGTCGTCTCGCTGCTCTGCTCGCCATGGTCAGAAGATGGCCACGTCACTCCTTCGAAGTAAACGCATCTCTGCTGAGAAGAATCCCGGCCCTCGCGATGAGCGGGGCGTCGCAGGTCTGCAGGGTCAGTCGGGTCCTGGGCCAGATCTTCTTCGCGGCATCCAGAAGTTGCCGCTTCCTCGCAGAACGCTCGCGGTGCCTCTGTGACTGCTCGATGGTCAGATTCATCCACTTCAGAAGCGAGAGCTCGACCAGCTCAGACCCGCCGTGCATGAGAGCCGCCCCGCACACCAGCTTGTAGTTTCCATAGAGCACTGCCATGAAGGCAGCAGACCGGTTCTCGCCCGCGAACTTCGGGATCTGCTCGATGAAGAGATGGGATGCCTTGTTCATTTTTTCTCGAACAAGCTCTACCACCTCCCGGTCTGTCTCGGGCATCTGGTGCAGACTCACGATTGCCATCGACTCTGGATCGAGGACTGCGATTGCCCCGTGCCTGCCCGGATCTACCCCAATCACGTGTTTCATGGCTCGGATGCTACATCGGAACCATTTTTGGGCAAATATCAGACTTCGGCGCAGTAGATATTCAGATAAGCAGTTAGAATACAGACTATAGACTAAGAGTAAGAATATATTCGAGGAATAAAGTAGAAGATACCATAGTATAAGTAGTTAATAAAGAATAGGTTATATAGAGTTCTCCCTTAATTCGAATGCTTTTCCGCTTTTTTAGATTTCGACCACTTTTTTCGCACATGGAAAAAAGAGTCCCGCTATGGCTTTTCCCATTTTGTTCGAATTAGGGGAGAACTTGTCTTAAGTTGTTCGTGTCCAATGGCCCTATGAGGTGCTCGTGAGCTTTCATGACAAAAACAGTTCACGCACCTGTCATTTCACGCCACGATGGCCCCGACATCATGAAACCACCATCCGACCACGTCACCGTCCACTTCCCCATGACCTCCTCTGTCCGCCGGCACACCGCCGCCGTCTGGCGCCGCGCCCGACCTTCTCGCTGCATGGCCTTCATGGTCCTCGTCTTTCTGTCGTATCCCGACTCGCCCGAGCGCCGCTTTGCCGCCCGTTGGCTCATTGAGTTTGGCGCCTCGGCCCGTCTCAACTTCATGGCCACGATGGCCGCCATGTTCGGATCAAACTGGCTCCAGTCCCAGAACCACCGAGTCCTTGCCATCCGCAATCTGAATGCCTCCGACTGTCTCGACGTTGACCCGAGAGAGGCCGGCATGTGGATGCCCTTCATGCTGTGCATGGTCGGGCAGGTGAGAGTCGAGGGACTCATTGACCTCATCCGCGACAACCCAGAACTGTGGGAATCCGATCTTCCGAGGGTGAGAGCGATTCCCGGCTCCGACCGCCTCCTTGCAGACATCCAGGCCATTCTCGAGAGCCGCCACGATGAGGTCTCCTGGATCAGATCTCTGCCGTCTCGCCAGGCCAGCCCGGTCCGCGGCGTGACCGACCGCTCTGTCCGCTCGATGCGTCCGGGCGACGCGTTCATCCTTGATCCGGCGTCGCGAGGCATGTCACTCGCCCTGCTCGTCAAGAAGGTCAACGCGATCGCCCTGCGCTGCTCGGATGACCGCCGTCTCTTCGCCGTCGAGACCGTCGAGTTCCCCGAGCCAGACAAGTTCTGCGTGGCAATTCATCGCAGAAGTTAGCAGTCTTCTTGTTTACATCGCAGAAGTTGCGGATTAAATGGCAGCCTGTCATGAAAAAGACACAACCACAGAAGGGCCCAGTGACGGCCGACCAGATTCCCGACGCTCCCCCAGTCGATCGCGGAGTCATGAAGTCCCCCTACAATCACCGGACACGCAGTCTCGTTCGGACATTCATCGACACCTTCGAGGACGAGGCGGCAAAGCGCCGTCTCCGTTCCCAGATGCGTGACCTCACCACGTTCACCCAGATCCGCGACTACATGCAGCTCCTTGTCTCGACAGAGACCATCGATGCTCTCGTCGTCTCGTGGTTCGACGACGGAATGAAGGACGACTGACATGCGTGTCTTTGCGATGATCGGACTCGTCGTTTCCTGGGCAGGGCTTCTGCTCTTCGGCGGCTGGCTCGCATTCAGAGAGAAGGAGAACAACAAATGGCCATCATGACTGACAAGGAACGAGAGGCAGAGGTCGCGCGCCTGCGCGCCGTTCTGCAGAAGGGAAAATTTACCGTCGTCGAGATGGCATCGATTCGAGGCCGCATCGGAGGATTGGTCGGCGCAGGACATCCCGGACGCCGACTCGGAGGGATACGTGGGGCCGAGGCCCGCTGGGGAAAGACTCGCGAGAGTTCGGACCGGCGGAAGGACTCCGCGTCACCGAGAGGCAAGAGGAAGAAGTGACGCCGACCCGTGCCGGGCGAGGGAGCTCCGATCGTCGTGGGTTTCGATCCCTCCCTCCCCGGCCAAAACTTTTTTGAAAAAAAAGATTCGCATGTGGCTGGCAGCTTGATACTATGTCTTCTGTCATGAGAGAAAAACCCGCAATAGCCACAGGCTCTCCGTGTGCAGTCAAGATCAACGGAGAATTCACGCCAGCGACCTACGTCGACTGGTCAGACAAGTATAACCTGCCGATCGTGATGGTCGAAGGACGTCGCATGTATCGCAGGATCTTCGACGCCGCCGGCACCGGAGTCCTGCGTGCCAAGAGTCCGGCGGCCGTCGACAAGAACGTTCCTCTCTGGGAGCGCCTGCCGCAGCCGATCGAGATCGAGTCGACGAGACCTCGTCTGCTCGAGATGAACCGCGTCAAGCTGAAGCCGCTCACCAGACTGCGCGAGGGAGACCTCGTCGACTATTACGGCGTCCGCGCCCGCGTCGTCCGTGTCAGCGACTGCTCGGCAGACCTTGAGATGCCGCGCCAGCCTCGCGAGATCACGACGAGAGACGGCGACACCAGGACAGTCATGGGAGGAGCTCGCATCGAGCGCATCAGCCCCAACTCCGAACTTCCGATCCTCAGCAGGTCATGAGCGCCGTCACCGCCAACATCTCGCACTGCCTCGAGGTTCTCATCGACGAGGAGGCCGGCTACATCGCCAGGAAATTCATCAACCAGGACGGCTACCTCTTCGACCGTGACCACAATGAAGAAGACATCGGTCGACCCGCATGGGCAGTCCACCGGCTCGGACTCAGCGACTCCGACGCAAAGAAGAACACGATGTTCTTCAGGACTCACAAGAGTGTCAATGCCTTTCTCCGCAGGATACGACAGAACCGGAGCCAGTCATGAGCGATCCCAAGCCCCATCCCAAGTTCATTGGCACGTTCACTCTCACGCCGACCGAGGCGTGGGAGCAGTATCGCGACACGCTGTTTGCCCACCACGTCGAAGACATGCCTGACCGCGTCGACTCGGCACTCCACCTCGCCTTCATGGTCGGACTGTCGCATGGCGCGATGCTGCAGGGCGAGCTCGCCCGCGGCTGCGTCGAGTTTGTCAATGACCGCATCCACGAGATGCTCGATCCCACGAAACAATGAGCACGCCCGAAGACACCCAGAGACCGCCAGACGAGATCCCATGCCGTGGCAGCCGCCCGCGACGCACGCCGGAGGAGGACGCCGAGTGGGAGGAAGAGAAGCGTCTCGAGCACGACGCCGACCGCTGCTGCGGCCACGACTGGAGCAACATCTGACCATGGCCGAGTTCCGCCCATACCAGCAGGAGGCTGCCCGCCGACTCTCGGAGATTCTCTCTGAGAGGGGTTTTGCCCTTGATGCCTCTGACACCGGCATCGGCAAGACCTTCACTGCCATTGCCACGGCACTCGAGTTCGAAGACCAGGACGGGCACATTCCGCGGGTCGCCGTGATCTGCCGTGCCCGCGCCATCACCAAGTGGAAGGTCGCCCTCGGGCAGTTCGGCATCGTGCCAGAGTTTGTCATGAGCTGGGAAAAGGCCCGCGGCGGCCGCAACGAGGACTTCATCCCGATCCGCAACCGACTCGGCCGCGTCCGCGCCTTCAATTTTGTCATGCCCCATCCGATGATCCTCATCATCGACGAGATCCACGCCGGCGGAGGTCTCAAGAGCCAGAACGCCGAGCTCGTCATCGCGGCGCAGCGAAATCCGAATGTCCTCGTGCTCGGCCTCTCTGCGACTCCGGCAGACTCGCCCCTCAAGATGCGAGCCCTCGGCTTCTGCACCGGAATGCATCGTCTCGACAACGACTTCTGGAACTGGTGCCGCAGGAACGGCTGCGTGCGCAGTCCGTTCGGTGGTCTCTACTTTCGCAAGGGAGACCGTGACCGAGTGCTCGGAGACATCCACCGGACTCTCTTCGACGGTCCCGACTGCTGGGGACTCCGTCTCCGCAAGAAAGATCTCTTTGAGGCCGGCCAGTTTCCAGAGGCCCAGACGACGGTCGAACTGTGGGATCTTCCAGATTCCCCGCCGTCCTGGCTCGGATCCTGGCTCAGTCTGGTCGACGACGACGAGCAGGCCGACGTGGAGCGTCACGAGGGAAATCCCAGTCCCGGCATCCTTGCAATTCGAGACCGGCAGCGCGCCGAGCTCTTCAAGGTTCCGGCCCTGATCGAGGAGATCGAGGACCGGTTCGAGGAGGGCGAGTCCGTCATCGTGTTTGTCCAGTTCACCAGGACGATCCAGGTCATCTCCGAGCGTCTCGGCACGATTGACCACAGGGTGCTCGACGGCAAGAGGTCTCGGCGCGACCAGGAGGCGGCCGTGCATGATTTTCAGTCTGGCCTGGTCAGGGTCCTGGTCTGCCAGGTCGACGCGGGATCCGAGTCGATCGACCTGCACGACACGCACGGGTCGAGACCTCGCCACGTGATCGTGTTCCCGACCTACAAGGCCGTGACCCTCATCCAGGTCCTTGGTCGGGCCGTCCGATCGGGAGCGAAGAGTCCCGTCGTCCAGCGCATCGTCTACTCGTCGACCGGCATCGAGTCGAAGATAGCCCGAGCAGTCGAGCGCCGACTCGAGAATCTTTCCTTGCTGACAGACGGTGAACTCAACATGGAGGGAATGATATGAAAAAAATGATCGATCGAATCGTCGGCTGGCTCGACAGGGCCAGTGAGAGTCCGAGACTGCATGCCGCGGGATTCCGCTTCTGCCATGAACAGACCAGGTGGATGCGAGAAGACCGCGTGTTTCCGACACGCCATGCGGCCATGGAACACCTGCGTGACCTCACGGTCAGGGCCGCTCTCAGGAGGATGGCGTCATGACGCGGGGATTCAGTCTCAACGCCGTGCTCGCGGCCCTCTGCCTGTTCTGGGCGGCCGCCGTGTCGATCGCGATCCTGCATCTCGGATCTCGCCACCGTCCAGAACCCGATCTCAGTCTCTGTCCGCTGTGCAGCAGGCCTGTGCCTCCGTCGCAGACAGAGTGGCAGCTTCATCCAGAGACTCCATGAACTGCCAGATCGGATCACTGCCTCGGCACCAGTATGTCTGGGTCGACTCGAGATTCACCCACGAGGAGCCGTGCGGCTTTGTGCCCGCCGTCTGGTTTGGTCTCGTCTCGATCCCGGGTCGTGCCTGGGGCTGCAACGTCATGTTTGAATCTGGAGCCGTCTACCGCTCGGTGCCCCCGCACGCGATCGCGTTCAGCGAGAATCCCGAGACCGACTGGGAGATCGACGACGCCGAGCTGTGGGACTGCTACGGATACGACTGGCACGCGACCGAATACACCTATCTCCGTGGCCTCAAGTGTGATGCCATCATCAAGGGAGAAGATCATCCGGGCACGTATCTCTTCACGGCAGTCCCGATCGGCGACGGATTTTCCGACGCGCCCGACCAGGCGAAGGAATTCATGTTCATCTGGCTCGACAACGACCGCCTCACGATTCAGCCGACGAACCGCGTTCTCTTTGAGGACCGCAGCTTCACCGACGCGTCTCGGGGAGTGCCGCGACTTCGCCTGCAGAGCGAGATCTATTCCTGCGAGTGATGAAAAGTTTTCTGCGCAGAAAATATGCATTTACTTGGCAGCCAGCCACGATAATGTCGCGCATGTCATGAGTATCCATCTTCGCCCAACTGTCGACGAGTATGCGATGGTCCTGGCCTGTGCCGCTGCCCTCCGTTCCGAGGATCCCAGTCGCAAGGTCGGAGCCGTCGCGCTCGATCATGAGAACCGCGTCATCGCCACCGCCTACAACGGACTCCCATCTGGATGGGACGTCGCCGACGACTGGTGGCAGAACGACGACCAGCGCCGCAAGTTTGTCGTGCACGCCGAGTCCAATCTCTGCAGCCTGACCCACCGCGGCGCCGTCAGGACCGTCGCCTGCACGACGATCCCGTGCGGACCCTGCGCCCTCAATCTCATCGCGCACGGCGTGAAGCGTGTCGTCTACGGTCTGACCTATCCGCGCGACGTCGCCGGCATGGAGATCCTTGACGAATACGGCGTCGAACTGATCCACATGCCACTCACCCACATCAAGAGCTACATCGCTCGCCTCGCCGATTCCCATGAACTCCCAGGTTGATCACACGTCACGAGGCCACTCGCGGATCAGCCCGTCAAGGCTGAAACCGCTGCAGATCTGTCCTGGCTACGAGTCCGACGACACGCCGTCTGCGGCAGCTGCCCGCGGAACCACGCTGCACGAGGTCATGGACACGGGCCGGATTCCTGCCACGCTGACAGACGAGGACCGCGAGGTCGCAGAACAGACGCTTGCCCTGCTCGCCGACGCCGAGAGTCAGTCACCCTATGAGCCCCTCAAGGAGGTCGAGCTCGACTTTCGACCCCTCAAGTTCCGTGACTTCGACAAGGGGCACGCCGACCGCGTGATCGTGCTCGAGGCCGACGCCGATCATGAGCCCGTGTCTGTCGAGTTGATCGACTTCAAATTTGGCCGGTGGGAGGTCGACCACGTTTCAGAGAACATTCAGTTCAGGGCCTATGCCCTCGGCCTGTTCATCCTGTTTCCGACCATCGA